TTTAAATTCTGCATTTGCTAAGTCTGCTAACTTGCACATTTTTTCAGGCATCTTAGTAAGATAAAATCCAATAGGTTCTCCGCCATCATAAAATATACAGTCCTCTGTAATGTTTGGTTCTATATATTCACAAGCTTCACCTATTTTTCGTTCGTGTTTTACTTGTATTAAGTCTACTCTTTTCATTTCATTGCTTTTTTATAATAAGATGCTAAACCTTTGATGTCAGTTTTCATGTCTAAGCGTTCTCCTTTCCTATGTAAGGTTACAAATGGATGCCATTCACTGCACATTTTTTTTGCTGATTCTTCGTCTTTTTTTAATTTGTATTCATTTTGTAAACCACCGGTGTTGGAACCAACATCAGGGCACGAAAACCAATAATGATTAAACCTTAAAATTCCATTACCATTCTTTATAGTTTGTAAAGCAAAGTCACGGTCTTCTTTCATATTAAACTCAGGCCTGTAATTCCATTTAATTTTTGAAACGTTCATTAATATACACACCTCAGCAAACTTTTTATTAATTGAATATTTCGTTTTTTCGTGCCAAGCGTGTTGTGTATAGTTTATCCCTATTAATTCAAAAGGAAGTTTTTGTGCTTTTTCTAAAACATCGAACCAAATTGAAGCATCTTGTTTAACCGTTTTTCCGTTGTAAATTCCAAAAGAAGTGACGTCATCATCGCAAATTAAAACCCAATCAAAATTATTATACCTAGCAAATTCTAACATAAAGTTACGAACGTATCCTATTCCTTTATCATTTTCTTTAATGCTAATTTTGTTTGGTACTTGGTACTTTTCTATTTCCTGAGGCTCAATGAAATGATACACTTTAATACCAACTGATTCAAATAGCTTGTATGTTTTGGTGTTTAACCTGCCTTTCGTTGGAATAAAACAAATCATAGTTTATCCTTTTCTGCTTTCAAATATTCCATTATCATTCCTCCTAAGTATGCTTCTCTTTCTCTCCAAAACTTAACAAGTTCTGATGCTTGTTCGTAATGTTCTGCTTCAAATTCAATTTGTATAGCTTTCTTAACTCCGTCAGCCATATCACTTAATTCGTTATCTAAGTCCTCATCATCCAGAATTGAGTAGTCTATTTCAGTTGGCATTTCAGGAACAAACAAGCCCCAATCATTTAACAATTCTGTATCCCATTCATTAGCTAACATATCCCAATCCCATTCTCCAAAGCCTACGTTGTCTTTAACTATAAATTCGTCTTTTTGTAGTTCCGTTAGGTTATCTGCCTTTACAATAAATACTTCTTTCAGTCCTGCTTCCTTACACGCTTTTAAACGCATATTGCCTCCCAACACAATGTTGTTCTCATCTACTACGATAGGTCGTAGCTCTAACATCTGCGGAAACTCCTGAATTGATTTGACTAACTTTTTGAACTTATCATCTTTGATTAGTCTCGGGTTCTTTGGGTTGATTTTAACCTCGCTGATTTTTACTTTGTTGACTTTCATTTCATGTTTTTATAGTGTTCTTTTATCTTTTTAAAGTGGTCTAAAAATTCGTCTTCGCTTATCTCTTCTAAACACATCAGTCCATCAGCATCTGTGAAGTATTCGATGAGGTGGTGTCCGTCTTTTCGTATCCTCTCCGATATTCCGTGAGCATACTCAATCAGGTCTCTTCCGTAGTCTAAAAGATAGTATCTCATTTCTCGTACTCAGCGTAAACTTTCTGCATTTTAAACACCAGCTCTCTAAAGCAAGATGCGCAGCTTGTAGGCTCTTGACGTAGATTAAACACTCGGTTGTAAATTGCTATTAGTTTTGTTTGCTCACTTGGTTTGAATGTGTCCTGACTAAGTACGTTGGTTTCAGTTAACCATTGGTATTCTTCTTCCGTTAAGCAGTTCGTGTTTCGGTAAGGGAATAACTCGTTGAGCTTCTTCTTACGCTCCTCGCAGTTACAATCTTCTCCTAATACAAATTTTGCTACTGATGCAATACCAGTTGCCTCTAATACTTTTTCTACCGTGTCTCCAAGACCTGTAGATGTTGTTGCTTTTCTTTTTGCCATAATTTATCTTTTAGTTACATACCACCATCGTGGCTCTATTATAGTATTCAAATCTTTAAACTCTTTATCTTCTTCTCCGCTCCAAACTATTCTTAATAACTTGTACTTAGTTACTTCGTTTTCTACTATCTCAGTTACTTGACCTTCATAGTAGCAGTCTCCATCTTCAATGTCTCTAATTATATCTCCAATCTTAAACATTATATTAATTCAAATTCTTTGTTTAAAAAATCAGTGTAGTCCTCGCCTACTGCCTGAAGTATTCTTTGCTTACAAGATTTTATAGTTAGGAAGATAGACTTTAAACTGATACCAGTCTCATCGGATATTTGGCGCATTGGCTTTCTTTCGTCTTTATATATCCTGAAGAGTTTTTGGTCGTACCAATCCCACTTACTAATTTCATTCTCTACTCTGTCGTAAATGTTCTCCAATGATTCGTGTTTAAGTAGCTCTAACTCCTCCTGTGCTAAATCCCTTACTACCTCAATAGATAAGTCATTAGATGCAGTTTTGTTGGCTTTGTAGGTTGTGTTTCGCAGTAGTATCCACATCAAAGCTCTGTTGGGTTCTCCGTCTATTAGTATTTTTTCGTAGTAATTGTACTGATGGACTTTGAGATAGACATCTTGTACGATGTCTTCAGCGAACTCGTTGTCACCAAATAAACGGACTATGTTAAGCCATTCCTTGTGATGCTTTGATAAGATACTTAGTGCGTTCATTGGTTAATTTCTAAACAAATATATGACTATATTTTAATCTAACAAGTTGCCTACAAAAAAAGCCACCTGTTAAAGTGGCTCTAATCCGTTTAAATAAATCTCTCGGCTTACATACTTATCTAACTTGTGTAGTGTTGATAAGGTTACGTCTTTACCGTTGAGAAAGTTGTTTACTTGGAAGTGGTGCATCTTGTATCCTAATAACTTTATGTCCTCTACGATTTGGTTTCGTGTTCGGGTAAGTAGGAGTTTATGTATCTGCTTCCGTAGGTCTTCATCGTTTATGTACATATCAGAAAGGTAGTGAATCGTCAATACTATCTCCAATAGGGAATCGTTCAACTGGTGCTACATACGGCTCGCTAAATGATGCCGAGAAGAAACTTCCGTTCTTACCTTGCTTAACCCACAAAGCTACCTCCATTTCCTTGCCATTTACGTTTACCTTTCCTTTGTAGTCGGGTTGTTTCTCGCTCGTCTTTTTGTCGTTCTTAAAGATTGCTCCTGTGTTTGTTTTGTTTTCCATTATGTTGGGTTTATATGTTACTGATAAATGCGATAATTAATGTAATGCTGATTACGGTAATGAGTATCATTGTACCTAATGCAGCGTAGTATTCTCGTTCTTCGTTTCGTTTTTTCATAGTGTAAAAATTAAATAGCCAATTGTTATCCCTGCTAACAGATGCAAGAGTCGGTAGTAGTCTTCTTGGTTCATTGTTCGTCTTTTATTATTTCTAATCTTCCATTAAATAATAAGAAATTACTAATATAAAAATCAAAAAGTAAATCATATCTGTTGATTCTGTCATTGTTCTTCGTTTACGATTTCTAATGTTCCATTGATTGAATAGCCAGTCAATCGAATCAACTGCTCAATGTGATAAATCAAGTCCTCAAGAGTTACATCCTCGTGTTCGAACTCATAGCTTGCTTTATGTCCGTAGTGGGTTATTTCTATTTTCATTGTTCTTGTTGTTTAGTTTAAAAAAGCCTTTTTTCTCGGAAGGCTAACCTATCTCCCTACGATGAGAGCCGCAGCCAATGCACGGCAGGTTACGTTCAACTCGTCAGTTGCATCTCTCGTTTACATTTCGTGTTTAGATATGTGGCAATTTTTACCCCTTATCCTTGTTTAAATTGTTTTACTTCGTCTTTTAGTCGCTCCAAATACAGGCAGAAGTCCATCGCTTCATCCTGAGCGTGATTGAGCCACTCTAAGACATCTAAATCAGTCCGTGTTAACATAGTTCCATACTTCTCTATTCCTCGTTGTGAACGGTCATAAAACTTGCTCATTACTTTTAGGACAATCGGGTCTTCTACTTTCTGGTTCATAGGAATTGAATTAAGGCGTTATAATACTCACGGCAAAGCTCTATCTTCTCTTTAATTTGCTCAATGACTGCTTCGTCTTTTTGTACGTAGAACACTTTTACTCTTCGGTTCTTAGGCACTTGGCTAAATTCGTGTTTGCGTAGAATCTCCTCACGCAAGTCGTAGTCCTCATCAATCTTGTGTAGTTTCCAATGCGCTCTGCGGATTTCATCTTCTACCATTTCGATAGGAGTGTCTACAAGGCAGTAGCAAAGCATTGACTGCTGCTTGCCAGTCAACCACATATAACCTTGTAGCTGATAAAAGTAGTCTTTGTTTGGTATCTCGGTGTCAAAAAAAGGAAACGTAGTAGCATCCCAACTTGATTTCACGTCAAGCAATACATCTTCCGTGTTTACATCAGGTGTTCCCTTAACCCAATCGTTCTCGAAATACTCTTCGTTCTTGTAGATAAATTTTACGTCTAAGACATCATTTACAAGTGAGATAGATAAATCCTCAACTGCGTTCCCTTTGTCCGTGTAACGGCTTGAAAAGTCCTTACGGATGCCGTATTTCTCTTCTAACACAAGTTCGTGTATGTAAGTTTTAGCCGTTTGGCTTAGTAGTTCGCCTTTAGAGCGTGGTGTTGCCATAATCTTTCCTATGGCAGAACATCGAATCTTGAGAGCTTTCATAGGGCGTTAAGCATATCGGTTTGACCTTCAGTTAATGCAAAGGATGTTTCGAGTTTCTCTCGTGTGTATTCTCCTTTGGCGATGGCTTGTACTGCTGCGCTGAATCGCTTTTGGTCAATTGCAGGCAGTTTCTTCTCGGTTTTAACTTGTTCACCTGATGCATCCGTGTCTTTGTCGGTTACTAAACCAAGTGCTGCGCTTAAAGCATATCTGCGGTAGTACGTTACACCTGAACCAAAGCCTTGATAGTCATTCATACCCTTGAGCTGAACGTAAGGAATCATACAAACCGACTCCATAAACTCACCGCTTTCGTGGAAGATAACCGTCTTGAGGCAGTTTTGACCTTCTTGGTTTGTAAGTTGTTGGGTAAATCCGAGTCCGTGTTTTCTTAGGATAGGATTGATTACCTCAAAAATCTTAGGTAAATCTGCGTAAGAATACCCGTAGCCTTGTGTGGCTTTGTGGATTACTGGCACTTCCTGCTGAAATGCTGCCAAACTTTTAAATAAATTTTTCATAGCGTGTTATTTTTATACAAATATATACATTATTTAGATATAAATATACATTTAGTTAAATATTTTTAAATAAATCTTCCATCGGAAGCAATATTCCTTTACTAGTGTTTGAATCCCCACCTAAAATATCTCGGTTTGTACCTATGTATTTTCTGCACATCTGCTTTAATTCGCTTGTTTCAATCAATATACTTCGTGTTTTACTAAACCAATACACCCACCATTTAGCTTCAGTTGTGCTGATTCCACTTTTCTTACCTCTGCTTTCATATTCTACGAATAGATTGCCAGTCTCATAGCACTTAAAATCGCGTTTAACTTCGATTGTAGACGCTATCACCTCGCTTAGTAGGGTTTCATACTGCTGACCGATTTCTAGGTCGTAACGGAAGTCGCTATTGTATTTCATTTTTAATCTTGTTTTTGTAGGTTTTGATTATTTCTTTTAGTTCGTCTACTGACCATCGCTTTTCTAAATGCGCTCTACCTTGCAATTCAATCAATTTTTCTGCTCCTATTCGTTTTTCTATACCGATTTGATAGTTTAGTAGGTTTCCAGACAAAAAAGTGTTGCAGTGTTCACATTGCAAGTGGCAGTTGTCTTCGTCAAACCTTACGTTTGAGTGACCTCCTTGAGAGTAGTAGTGTCCGCAGTTTTTTTTGAGCGGTGGTTTTTCGCAGCTTATGCAGTTCAATCCTTTATCACGTTCCCTTATGTACTTATTGAAGACTACCTGTGCTTCTTTTAACCAATCTGAGGTGGTTTTTAGGTTTTCTTTCATTCGTGTTTTAGTCTGCTTCCATTGCTTCTCTCTTGCCTCAGCTACAAAGGCCCTAACACACTCGTCTTTCAGGCAGTATTTATGATTAAAGCGCACAGGCTCAAACTTCTCTTTGCAGTTCTTACAACGTGGCATCTTTGTATTTTAGTTCGTCTTTTAGTTCCTGATAGGCTACTCGCAGTTGAGCGTTTCGTCTTGCAAGTTGGTTAAGCTCTCGGTTTAGAGATGTTATTTCGTCTTCAAGCAGGTTTATAACCTGAATAGTCTCAAGTAAATACTGCTCGCTTTCTTTGCCTCCGTTGATGTAGTCTTTAGCTTCAGGCTTTTCCTTTTCAAGTTTCTCTCTAACGTTTTTGATTCGTTCTTTAACCGTCCATACGGTTGTTTTAGCCCATAAAATTTTAAGTGATAAGTCCATATTAAAAAGGGTTTTTGTTTGCAAGTCTACGAAGTTTCTCTGATGTAGTTTCCATTTGTCCGTCTTTTGGTATCTCAATTTTACGTTGTGATTCCTTCTTGTAAGTAGTGCCTCGGTTTGCATAAACACGATTTCCTTTGAAGTCAAGCATATAATACTGGTAACGTTCAACATCCAAGAACATTTTGTACACTCCGTTTTTTGATACACCTTTTGGCTTGCTTTTGGCTACCTTTAAATGAACTTCGTTTTTTTCTGCTCCTACACCGTCTGCATCTCCAAGTCCGTAAGGTGGTCTCCACGGAATTAACACACTTAAACCCTTTCTAAACCATACCTGCCCACCTGCAAAATCTCGTGCGCTCGGCATAGGAAAATAACTTATGTCAGTTCCTGCTATTGTTTTAGCAGCTACCATAGGTTGGTCTCTAACGTGATTGATAACGCAGTTATGTCTACCTGTTTTTCTTGCGTTCTTACGCACAACACCAAGAATCCTACTCAAGTATTTATCCTCACGTCCTAAATCTGAGGCTATAAACTCCTCGGTTAACTCGTTCCACGGGTCAATCGTAGTGGTATGGATTTTAATACCTTCCTTAAGTTCAATCTCATCTACAAGTTGGTAGAATTTAGTTATAGTCAAATCCTCGTCAATTGGGTCTATAACAATGAAATGCTCGTTTATAAACATCTCTGCGCTTACTTGCTCTCCATTGGTCATTGAGTTTTTACCTTGAACGTATGGCTTTCCTATGTACTTGTAGCAAAGCTCCGAAAATATCTCGGCACTACTTCCAGTCTCAGGACTAAATACAACGTGATTCCAACCGTGCAAACACGAAAGGTTTATAAGAAACTCAAACCATAACTCCGTCTTTCCTGAGGCAGGCGCTGCGCCTATGTAAGTTGTAGCTCCTTCTTTGATTGTAAACGGAAGCATATCCCAATCCCATCCGATTGATTTACCTTTAACATCTACCTGTTGACGTACGGCAAACATTTCGGCATTAAGGTGTGTAAGTCTTTTGTACATTAGTCGATAATTGTTGTAGGTGCGTTAAACTTCGGTTTGTTACGTTCCTGAACGTTTTTATTCCAACGATTCAAACGGGCATCTAAATTAAAACTTGTTTCCTTTTCGTAACGCATTTTTTTATCTTTTTCTCCGTGTTCCGTCCAATAGTCGTAGAAGTCTCTAATCATAGATTTACCATAAGTATCTACAAAAGAAGTTAACTTAAAAGCAAACTCCTGTTTGCGCTTATTTATATCTTTAGATATATCACTATCACTTACACTATCGGCATTTTTGGTACGCTTTGGTTCTTTTGGTATGCGGTCGGATGCGGTCGCATTCCATCGCTTCTTTGCATTTTCACTATTGCGCTCTCGTATACTTTCGTATTTTTGCAGGTCACGCTTTAAGCTCTGCTTGATAGGCTCGAAAGCTATTTCAGTTACAATATCATCTGCAACTGGGTTTAGGTCATTTACATATTTCAGTAAATGTTTGAACAACTTACCTGCTTGTAAGTCATCCAATTTATCCACCGTGTGAATTATGTCACAGTAGATTAGAAATGAATTTTTGTCTTTTGCCATTGTCGAAGTTTTAGCAATTAAAAAAGCCATCTTAAATCCGCAGCCTTCGACCTCTGCTTCATTAAAATGGCTCAATAATACCTTGAGGATTTATAATGTCGAAGGAATCCCTTACAAATATAAGTCTAATTCTTTAATTTGTTTCGTATTTGCCCAATTTTATATGTCTTTGAATCTTTTTAAACTGGCTATAAGTCTTCACTTCTAATACGTCTTTTATCAAGTCAGGTGCGTCATCGTAGTAAGGAAGCGTAGCTCCGTGCAAGACATCATCTATTTGCTTAGTAGCTATCTTGTAGTCTTCGTATCCAAATTTTAAAAGAATTTTATGTTGGCGAATACCGTGTAAAATTGTAGCGTGATTTTTACCTCCAAACATATCTCCTATTTTACCAAGCGTAAATTTTAGCTTATACAATTCATTAAACAAGTAGAATCTTCTATATACTAATTCTCTTTTCCTGTTTGGTATGTTCAATTCTTGTTCTTGTATAATTTGTTCTATGAGTTCTAATTTTGTCATATTGATTCAATTGGTGTTACTATAAATTTTCCGTCATTGTATCTGCCTGAAACAAGCAAATCGTGCTTCTTCCAATAGGCTAAAGACTGCGAGGTTAGTATCCATTCCTGAACTACTGCCAGTCCTATTTTGTATGTTAGTTTGTATCTCATAGCTTTTCTAATTCGTGTTTTACTTCTTCCCAATAATCTATTATTAGTCTATTTTGCCAATGATGCTCGTGTAAAGCCTCAATTACTTCATCAACTGCAATCAATGCGCAATGTTTAGCAGCTAAAGGATATTCAACCCTAAGCATTTTTTCATATAACTCTATTGCTTTTTCTTTAGGTGTCATAGCTCTTGCATTTTTATTTCACAAATTCGGTTGTAAAGACCAAAGTTAAAGTTATCCCAGTACCTATTGAGTTGGTAGTCTCTAAATGAACCACCAAGTCCCCTCATCGTTGTATTCTTCAACATAGGCATCTTCAAAGGTGTTTGCTTCGTAGATTTTTTCAAGGTAGTCATCGCAGTCTTGCGTTTGTTTGATTGTAAGGATTTCATTGTAGTTCTTTTTAGTGATTTTGTAATTAGAATAAGAGTCGTAAATTTCTATTTCGTATTCGGCTAAGATTTCGGCGTTCGTGTCCGTGTCGCCTTCATCCCAAAGAGTAACGAATAAGTACACAAAATTCTTGTCCGTGTTTCTGTAGACCTCAAAGTCTTTTAGTTCTGTAACAATCATCTTATTTGAATTTAGAGTTATAAACGTGGTTCGAATACTTAGCGTAAGACTTTGGTAGTTCGTACTTAGGCTTGAAATAGGTTTGGTAGTTCCGTGTTTTTGCATCTTGGCGGTGCGGTGTTGCCGTACCAAGTAAGTAAATAAAGAAGATAGTACCTAAGATAAATACTACTCCGCTTCCTAAAATTTGCTTTTCGTCCGTGTTCAAGTCCTTAAACAAAAACGAATACTTGTTAATTGTTCTCATTGTCAAAAATTTTATCTTTTAATGTACATACTGCGCTCCACTCTGCACCCATTCTTTGAGTGGTTTTGTCATCGTAACCATATACTCTTATAGCATATTGGTAATCTTCGTAAAGCTCTCGTTCTTCGTTGAAGATTAGTTCTAAAATTTCGTCCTTTGTCATAGCGTTTAAAATTAATGTGCGTTACCGAGTCGCACCCCTCGTTATTTATTAGTTTACTTGTTTTGAGTATTTAATGTTTCTATTTTCTAATTCAGAAAGTAATAGTTGCTCTTGCAAGTTTAAAACGTGGCTACCAAAGTGGTGTTCGTATTTGAATACTCCGTTTTGAACAAGTGTAACATATCCAGTAGAAGTAAAAGTTTCTACGTTAGTTCCTTTAGATGTTTCGTAAGTGTAAGTTGTTGTTTTCATAGCGTTTTGTTTTAATGTTGTGCCTTATTGACCTTACAAAGATATACACAAATATAAACATAGCAAACTTTTTAACAACTTTTTTTAACATTTTTTTAGATTTCCTTATTTTACAAGGGTTGTAGACGAAAAGTTTTTTTCACGTTTTAAGGTTTTACCCTGATTTTGTACCCGAAAAGGTGCAATATAATGTGTGTTTAGTCGGTTTATACCCGATTAGGTATACTATATTCAACAAAAAAGCCCCCAATTAAGAAGGCTCTTACGCTATGAATAGTGGCAGGTGATGCAAATATATTAAAAGATGTGGGATAAACGTGCGATTTGTCCGTGTTTTTTATGATGCAGGAATCCTTCTATAGCTTTCGGAGCATATTGATAACCGTTGCGGTGGTGCCAGCTATCCGCTCCTGATGGTGAGCGCAATGATTCAACGGTAACACCTTGATAGTCTTTAGACATTTTGTGGTGAACGTGGTGCATATAAACGTACCTATGTTTAGTTAAGCTCCAATCCATAGGGAACTCAGTAGCTAACAAAAGCGGTAAGTCTCCGTGTTTCGCTCCGTCTCCGTGAGTAGTTCCTATGAGGTTCTCTCCGTATCTAAAAGCCTTGCGATGTGAAAGAGAGCAGTCGAAAGTAATGTTTGTAGCTTGGCGAAAATGTGTTTTGATACAATCAGCAAGAAAGAATCCGTGAGTGTAATCGTGGTTAGAAGGATTGAACACAAAATGTACATCAGCCAAAGCGATAAGTTTTTCAAGTAAGTCAACATATAATTGTTTTGCGGTTAGAAAATTACGATACCACATCCCATCGGTGTCTTGTGGAGTGCCTGAGGTTGTAGTTCGTCTTGGAGTATCTATGTGTAGAATATCGTTTCCACCAACGAATAGAATCTTATCTATATGAAAGCCTGCGGACTTGTCTAAAATGCCTTGTACGCCTTCTAAAACACGTTGTACGGCTATTTGAGAGTTGTAATCTTCTCCAGTTTCAAACGCATCGCATAGTTTACCTATGTGGATGTCAGCAGGGTCTATGACTAACAAGTGTCCTTCTTCGCTTTGAGTTCGTGTTATCGTAGGGTAAGACGGACTATGCTTTGCCATCTCTTCCAACAACTCATCTTTGAACTCGTTGAACTTGTCTTCTTGTCCGTTAAAGTTCGGATTCTTAAAGAATAATGACGCCTGCTTAGATTTTATCCATCCGTGTTTTACGTCCTTGTCATCTAACCCCATTGAGTTAGATTCTTTTTTTATCGCTCTGTATTGTTCAATGATTTCTACCTCATCTGATTTTAAGCGATAGCGTGTTTGTCTCATAGTGTGGGTTTAAAGTTGCGCAGTAGCCAGTTGGTTATCATACCAACCAAAAATCCTAAAACTAACAATAATATGTTCGGTTTAGGATTTTTGCGCTTTTCAGTTTTCCATTTGACGACCTCTACTTTTTCAATCATTCGTAGGGTATCTCGTTTTAATTTGTACTCAATACGTTTCTCAAATCGCGTTTGAGGCACGAAAGAACGCTTGTAACGAACGATTGTATCTTTTTGGACTAATACCCTTTCCCACATAATAGAGTCCCTTAAAACGTACGGAATGGAGTCAACCGAAGTTATTTGAATTGTATCGGCAACCTCATCGCATTTGTAACCTTTTTTAAAGGCTTTACGAACGTGGTAATTTACCGAGCAACTTGTCGCAAGTATTGCCAATAAAAGCGACAGAATAAGTTTATTTCGCATACTCGAAGTGCATCCAGTCATAGTTCTTTTCTTTACCGAGTGAAATAAATCCGTGTTTATAAAAAATGTCAATCATTTGCTTGTACTCAGGACGTGCAAAGCGTGCAGTCTTACTTGTCTCTTTCAAAGTATTTCTCGCAGGGTCTAAGTCTATTGCAATACCCCAAGCGTGCTTACTCCAAGACGAACCGCCTCGCATTTTACGAAAGTTAAAACATCCTCCGTAAAGGTCTATTCCTAACTCTACCAAACGTTCGTATCCGTAAGTTGCTAAAAGTTCGTTAAACACGCTTAAAAACGCATCTGCGACAAGTTTATGGCAACGCATCTTTGTTACTTTGGTGTCTAAGTCCCACGCTATACGCATTGGGTATGGTAATTTGATTGTAGTTAAATACGTTCCCGTCTCGTTGGGTTGTCCGTATTTTGCTAAGGCTTGTGCGGTTGTTATCATTTGTCTATTTTTTTACTCCATACAGTTAAACCTATTGCAGTTGCCGAGTAAGTAAGCAAACCAACAAAGACAAACTCGTGTACTTTGAAAGGCTTAAACAACGGAATCAGCGCATAAATTACCGCTATCCAAAAAGACGTAAAAGCGGATAGCCTTTTTATAGACCATTTGCCGTTAGGCTTTAGAGTTTCGTTTATTAGTTCTTTTATCATTTGGCAATACGGCTAAAAGTTTTTCAGGTAGGTCTATTCGTGTTTTGGTTGCTTGTCTAAAACTCTGCTCTTTGTAGCAGTCGTAAAGTGCAGTCTCAACTTTGTTCAATCGGTTATCCGTATGCCACAACCATAAGCAAAGAACGCCTGTAACGCCGTATTTTTTTACAATGGTAACAAACTCAGTCATTCGATTCCTTTTTGCTTAGATAAATACGGAGCTTCTCTACATTCGTGTTTTTAGGGCTATACTTTAAACCCTTTGGTCTGTTCTTTTTCATATAAACCAAGAAGTGTAATTGTTCGTAGTGTCAGGGTACATATCTTGGTCAACGTTCTGATTGTACTCAGGGAATAAATCTTGGTTGAAAGACATATAACTAATGAAACGCTCCGTGTAGTGTTGAGCAATCTGACGCTCTTTTTCTAATAAGAAATCAACTTCGTTTTTCTCTACGTTTTCAGCGTTCTCAGATGAGTGCTTGTAAACGCCCTTGTTGGCGATTGTGTAAGCTGCGAAAGGGAGATATTCAACGAGACTCCAATGGATGAGCATTGGCTTAACGTATGTGTCAGTAAGTGTCTTATAGTTACCTGTCAGCGTTCCTGCAATAATCAAGGTTTGTAGCTTCTCAAGTAGTTTAGTGCCTAAGTATGTTTGTATGTGGATGTCCTGAGCAATCTTAACGAACTGAATGAACTTATCAGTATCTACATTTCCGTTGACTGCGGTAAAACGAACTATATCGTCTCTTGTGATTAGTAGTGCCGTTGCCATTATTTCTTGCCGTAAATAGGGTTAGTAGGTAAAAAGCCATTGTAAGGCATATCAACTGGTCTTTGAGATACCAAAGCATTGTTTTTAACAACGTATCCAAACTTCTCTGCTTTTTTACCTGCAATTTGTTTAGCTTTAGGAGAGTTAACATCAATGCCTACACCCTCAAAACTTGCATACACTTGTTTATTCCAACGATGATGACAATTGCCACCGCCTTTGAACTTCCATACGTCATAAGTAGCAGCACCTTTAGCACCCCATCCTGCATTTACAGGTTGATTGCCCATTTGTAAAATGTCCTCTTTGCGATAAATCTTTTGTGCCGTCATCATTTTCTGACAGAACTGACGAGATTTAGAACTTGTCTCACCTGCATAAACATAGCGAGTAATGAACTTTACTCCATCAATTACTTCATCTTGCTCAGACTTTGCGTTAGGACGTGCAGAACCTGTAGTTACGAAGTTATATACTTTCGATAATAAGGTGCTTTTTGGCTCGTTAGAGAGCATTTCATTCTCTTGGTCATCTAAGTCATAGTCCACAGGGTATTCGTCTATTAGAAGCCAATTCTCGTTAGGGGTTTCACCTAAGTCAATAAGTGCATCTGCAATCTCGTTGTCTAAGGCTTCGTGTTTTGATAGCTCAGTTCCTGTTTCCTCTGCAACTTGCTCTTCAGTAACTGCATTTTCCAAGTCTACAAACTCAAGCGGTTTGAGAGTCTTGAAGAATAGGTTAAGCGAGATGTTGTTAAAGGCTAATAGCTTGTCAATGGCGTCAATAATTTCCTCTTGGAAAGGCTTAATCACCATATTGTTGAACAAGATAAACGAGTTCTCAAGCTCATCAGCGTTAGACGAAAATCCGTTAGACGATGCAACACCAAATAATAGTGGTGAAGTGACGTTGTGTCCAAGCATAATCTTACGCAAGCATTCTTCGCTTAAATATGTGTAGTGTTCAGGTGCGTCATTTAAAGGGATGTCCTCAACCGTTGTGCGAGTATCCATATTGTCGTTGAACGCTACAATCACTTTCTGACCTTTAGAACCAGTTAACTTGCCTAATACCTTCGCAGAGATAATTTCTTGCTGCTCTAATGTAGGCACTCCGTTATTGAAGTTTACTACTTTAGTTCCTGAGAATCCGTTTTGAACCTCGTTGATTAAGTAGTCGGAAATTTCCTCTTCGAGTAGTGCGTATGGAACTGCACCTTGATAGTCAGGATAAGCATAATACTTCATTCCGACTGAATAAGGCTTAGAGAATAGTATCTCAACCTTCTCTTTACCGAATCCAAACGCAGGAAAGCGCTTAGGGACGTATTTCTTAACGTCTGACCAATCATCAGAGTAATAGTAACCTTCTATCTCTCCGTCTTTATTACATTTTTCAGCACGAATCAAGTTTACAGGAATATGGTAAGCCTTGAGAATCTTGTCGTGTTTGTCGTTGTAATGTACTTGGATAGAGAATTGACCAAACAACTTTCTGTCTAAAGCAATCTTACGCAAACAATCCTTAGAGATTAAGGTCATCATTTGAGCATACTCGTTAGGCTTGCGGTTAGCATCCGTAGCCGAGAGTCCTTTTCCGTAGATAAGTCGTGAGATGTTGTTTATAATAGCGTTGTTAGTGGTCGAATTAGTGTATCTATCAATCAAAAACTGATAGTAACTGCCTCCGTCTGCACCATCATAATTTACCCAAGCATCTCTCTTACTCTCTTCGATTGTAGGAGCGGTGTAGGCAGATAGATTTAAAACGTGTATGTTACTCATAAACGATGTATGTGTTAGCGGTTGTATTTGAAGTGTACTCACCTGAATTTACCGAGAAGTTCACGATGTTTTGGTCAGTACAAAAAATTCGGTCTTTGTAGACGATGGTAGTTCCTTGTTTTAGAACTAAGTCGTAGAAGTGTCCTTCTTTTAATGCGAAGGATGCAGTTATCGTGTTTATGTAGTCTCCTTGCGTTGAACTGGTGATGGTTACGGTAACAGGTGTATTTGTTTGGTCATCCGTAAGAATCATTGTATTAAACCCATCACGAGGAATGAATGAAAACGTCTGAGCTGATGTAGATGTAGTTAAAACTATCATACTACTACAAGTCAAAAGAATGGTTTTGTTGCCAAATAAAAAAGGGAGACCTAAGCCTCCCCTTCCACGCTATGAAAAAACGAATTAGACAGTAACGATATTCGCAACACCGAAAACATCACCTGCACCACCTGCAAGACCTGCCTCGTTTGAGCAGTCAAGTAGGTTAGCATAAAGTTTCTCAGTTCCTACGAAAGTCAATGTGTAACCATTAAGGTCCCCCATTGCAGTTCCGTTAGATACGTTTGCAGTAGTGATTTCCATTCCGTGTTCTAAACCTGCAAGGAAGAATTGGTTATTGCGGTTTTTAACAACGATGTGAGGACGTCCGTAAGCCATCAACTTAACACTTTTATGCGTTGTAGCATCTTGTTTTTTAAGGGTAACGGTAAGCGTTTGCTCAGCGAATGTAGTACCGTTCTCACGGCTTGAGTTATATACTTGGTCAAAAGAGTTAGTTCCTTTGAGTTCGTATTTGTATAGATTAGCAACGTTAGCAATTGTATCGATGGTATCAGTACCAGCTACATAAGCAACGTCAGCGGAAGAGAAGTCTCCGTAATTGATGAAGTAGATAGCGTCAATACCACCTACTGCGTCTTTACATACTTCTAAGCGACCATTTGCAACTTCACAAGACATATTTTTAGTTTTTAAATGTTATAAAAAAGGGAGGGACTTGCCCTCCCCTGTAGTTTAAGTTAAGCTAAGATTAGTTAGCAGAGTTTGTGATACCGTAAGTAACAACGTCAGAAGCAAAACCGTATTTAGCGTCAGCAGTAAAGCGCATAACTACACGTACGTTTTGTGAACCATCAATGTCACCCATATCCAAAACTTTAACTTCGTTCATATCGTTCAAAAGACCTGTTGCGAAGTAAAGGTTAGATTTTTGAGCAAGAAGTGCAGTGTTGTTAGCAAGACCGTTAGCCATAAAGATACGAACACCATCAAAGAACAAGTCACCAAGAACTTGGTTTGTACCTTTGTTCTCGTAACCATTAGCACCTACACCTGCAGCAGCAAAGCCACCCAATGCACGAACATAAGCACGATAGATGTTGTTAGATACATACAAAGTAAGGTCTTCTTTTCCGTAAACCGCAGCAGGACAAGCATCAACGATAGAACCTAATTGAGCAATAACGTTTGTAGCATCTACTGTAGTACCTGCAATTTCTTGTGCAGCTGGCAAAGAAGCATCAGTAGTCAATTGAGTCATAATACCTGCGAACTGACCTGCAGTTGCGTTAACACCTCTCCAAATTGAAGTCTCCATACCTGCAGCAACTTTCTCAGCAGCGTGTGCGATAAGGAAATCAGCGAAAGATTTAGGAAGAGTGTCAAATGCAGAGTAACCCATTTGGATAGCATCCCAATCTGCACGGAAGTCAGTTTTACAAAGTTGTAAGTTAACTTGGAAAGATTCAGGTTGAAGGATACGCTCAGTCAAAGTGATTGTAGACGTAGGGTCGAAATCGCAAGATGCGTTACGGATGATGTCATCTGTAGCCACACGCTTGATAACTTGCTTATATTTGACGTTAGGCATAATAGTGATACCGCCTTTGTCAAGGGTTGGTGCAGACAATAAAGCTGCTGCGATGTACTTACCTGCAAACTCACCTGCATATGTTGTGCTGATGCTTTGAGTAGTCGATAGATTAATTTTTTCCATTTTATTTAATTATTTAAGTTTGTTTATACTACAGTTAATGTGATTGCGCCTGCAGAAGTTCCAAGACCGAAAACATACCAGTTTGTACCGTCGCAGTTTAATTCTACGAAGTCACCGATTGTATCAGCAGAAGCAGAGAAAGTAATCGTGTTTTCGTCAGCAGCAGGTACGTTAACGCTATTTACGATAACACCACCTTGGATTTTGTTAGAAGCAGCTTTGATAGTCCAAGCAGTAGTTGCAAATAAAGCACCTACGATGAAACGATAATTTTGACCTGCAGCGTCAGCAACGGCAGGAAGTGTAACTTGCGCTCCTGCAGCAGCGTTAAGAATAAATACTTTACCGCTATCTTCAGCAGTTAAAGTTGTTGCACCTGTCAATGTTTCAGTTACGCCTACTTGACGTAAAACATCGTTAGATACTGATGTAAATGTTGTACTCATTTTTTTGTTTTTTAGTTATTAAATGTTATTGAATTTTTCAAGGATTGAATCCATTGTAGAACGTTGACGGTTCTTAGATACTTTGAACGCTTCTACTTTAGTTTCGTTTTCAGGGTTGAATGAAATAGGTTTAGGCTCTTCGCTCAATTCAACTGGTGCGACTTCTTCTGCAACTTCAGTTTTTGACAAAGCGATTTGTGCTTTCAACTCTTCGTTTTCTTTTTTAAGAGCTTCGATTTCGCTAAAGAAAGATTCTTTAGTTACTGATTCGATGATTTTTTTAGCTTGCGGTGTAGCAGACTCTTGTGCCATTTCTTCTTCAGCAGGCATTTCAGTTTCAGGAGCTTCAACTTCTACTTCAACTTCTGGCTCAGCAGCTTCACGGATATCTCCGATAACACCCTCTTCGATAACTACCAAGATGCGACCATCTTCAAGTTCGTAATCTCCAATAGGAAGTGCGATACGTTGTTCGTCTTCAGTTAAAATAAATACTGGCTGACCAGCTTCAAATACTTCTGCTTCGAGCATAGATACGCCATCAGAAAGACGCATAGTTTCCAACTTCACTTCTAAACCTAAAAGTGTGCGGACTTTGTTTAAGATTGATTTTTCGTTCATAATTACAATTGTTTAATTTTTGCTGTCATACTTCCTACTTCACGAGATTTGCTCATAAAATTGGATATTCTTTTAAATTCTGGATAATCAGAAAATTTCAAACCTAATTCAGCGAATTGTTTTTCAAAAGTTCCAGCTAATGTGTTCATTTTATTTTGTGACGCAACAATAGAATCACCAAGTTTAACTAATTGAGGTTGTAGTTTGTCAATTTGTCCATATAAATCATTATATTGTTGTAATAACTTTTCAGCATTATCAACTTCTTGAACTAACTGATTGATATTAGCTAATTCAACTTCGTGAGCAGCTAATTGAGTTTCCTCTTTAAATAACTTGTTGTAAATTGATTTTGTAGTATTCATAATGTTTCAAGTCTATATATTTGATTTGTTGCTTTTTTATCCGTTTTGACGTACCGTAGTTCTAACTCCGCTTACTTCAGTTGCAGTAACGTTGTTTCCTGTTCCTTCCGTCTTACCAATGCCTTGTGCCTCTAAACTTCCATCACAACATTTGGTTGAGTATTTTCCGTCTGCACATAGGCAGCCTCTTCTTGAACCTTCACGAGGACTTGCTTTACTTGGTGTTTTGAATTTTGACATAATTCTATTTTTAAATTTGAGATAAATCAGCAAGTATTTTTTGACCTTTTTCAGCACGCTTAATATCATCTGTACAACTTTTTACCCATCTTTTAAAAGTATCAATTCCATCTTGAACTCCTAAATCTTGAGCAGCCTTTAAACCTTTTTCAGCTTGTGCTAATCCTTTTCTATTTAGTTCAATTGATTTAGATAATTGTTCAGCAATTTTCATAACTGGCAATGATAACAATGAACCTGCTTCTCTATTCAAGTCAAGTATCTCATCTAACAATGCTAACTCTACTTTATGTGATGCTAATTGCACTTCTTGTAACTCTGCTGCGTTACGCTCCATTTGAGCGATTTTGTTTAGGATATTGTTCATCGTTTTTATTTTAATAAGTTTTTAAGTTGTTCTATGATTGCGTGTTTTTCTTGCTCCTCACGAGGTGATTCAGGCATCTTGTCAGCAAAGTATCCCTCAATTGAGAATCCTTTTATCTTGCCCTCCTTGACATCGTTCCAAACCTCATCGTTATCTACTTTCATAGAAATCATCCACGTTCCTTTTGGTAGGTTGAATCCGTATAACTGGCTCTTGTCCATCTTTTCGTCTTCAATTAGCCACGATTCCACTACACTCATTCCTTTGATAGCGTCCTTGTGTTCGTAGGTAGCATTGTTTTGGTTTCCTTTCTTGAAGAATAACTCCATAGCTTTACGCACGGTGTCCTCTGAAAAGTAGATATAGAACTCCTCCTCTTTGTTTCTGCGGTAAATTTTCTTGTTAGGAATAAGAGCAGCACCCATAAGGATACGTTTCTCAGTGTCAATTTCTTTAAGTTCTACTTCGTGTTTTGCTAACGCTACAAAGTTTTCTTCTATGGCAGGTGATTCGACTACTGAAACGGCATTGATACCGCTTTGGAAGTCTTTTTCGTCAATGATTAATTCGAGAGTTGTCATAATTCAAAAAGTTAAAATGTGTTACAATGTTGCGTTTTTAATTCGGTTACGGTCAAGTGCCTGTGCAGATGTTACCTCGCCACTAACTACATACGCTTGGATTGGTTGTTGTTGGATTTGTGCTAACTGATTGAATCCTGAGTTACCTACGATGTTAAAGTTTGGAGACATTACTCCGCCTCCTCCGCCCCCATCTGATATACTTCCGCTTGCAGGTGCGCCTCCTGCCTTTAATGCGGATAAACCTTTAGCAGTTGCTGCAATTTGTGATGCAATACTAATACCTGCCCCTATATTATTTCTAACTACAAGTGCTTCTGCCGCTGCTACCGATGCGCCTCCTGATGCAATTGCTAAAGCAGTACCTTGCGCTCGTGCTAGTTGATTAGCAGCCTGTGTATTCATAATTGTTTTAGCAATACCAACTGCATTCTCAGCAACTAAAACTGCCGCCTGTACCTTTTTATTATTCTCAAATAAAGATGAAATTAAATTTAATCCTGCTTGAATATTATCAAAGTCCTGTTCTCTAATTGTAGCTAAAGTTTCGGTAACTGCTTTTTCTGCTTCGATTCGTTCTTCCTTAGACTTTTTATCTAATTCCTTTTTCTTTTCAGCAGCTTCCTTATCTAAATCATATGCTTCCTGTTGATATTTTAGATTGATGTCATTGATTTCGTTTAACTTGGCTATTTCAATTTCTCTTAACGCATCTGCGTTACCTGCCGCAAGCGTTTCTAACTCAAAGTATTTATCTTGTACTAAACGAATTTCTTTATCCTGTTCTGACAAAGAATTTAAATAGTTTTGTTCTGCTATTTGCTCTAACCTTAAATTTAATTCATTTTCAAATTCTATGGCATTTCTTAAGGCTTCTTTTTGAGCAGCATTTCTTTCTGCTTTATCTTCTTTTGCCGATTCTTTTTTAGAGTCTTTTCTTTCTTGCAATCTTTGATAAGTAATTTCAGCTTCTTTTTCGTCTAACGCTAATCTTGCATCAATTACCTTTTGAGATACGTCTAAATAAGCCTTTTCTGCCGCTTCAAATTCTTTTGTACTTGCTTTTGTATCTTTAGATTTTTGTAAATATAATTTCTTAGCAGCAGCCTCTTGTTGTTTTAAACTTTCTAATCGTGATTCAGCGCCTTCTTTTTCTATTTGTTGTAATTCTTTTTCACTCGCACCACGTTTTTTAGCATCAATTAACTCTCTACGGACACGATTATCAATAGTCTGTGATACTGTTTCGGTAAGTTTTTGTTGTCGTTCTAATTCTGCGTTTGTCTTTTCAAGTTGCTTGTCTAATTTAGCTTGTTGTTTTTCAGCATCTTCACTTGAATCAGAAAACAATCCCATAGCATTTGCTGCAAATCCCAACGCAACTACAAGCGCACCAATACCAGTTGTAATCAATGCCCCTTTTAAAGTTGTTAGAGCTGCGATAGCTTGTGTTTTTATAGCAGTGCCAAAAGCAGTAATAGCAGGAATAGCCTCTCTTACCCCTTGAATACCTTGAGAGATTGCCATTGCTGATTGTACCTTAAGCAACGCTTTCTCTACTTCTTGAGATTCAGCACCAAAAGTACCCATAACTCCCTGCATCAATTCAAAACCTGCCGTAGCACCACCAAGCGCACCGCCAAGTTTTTGAGTCATAGTAGTGGCAGCAGCATCCACCGCCATATCCGTTTGGATTTGGACTTTGCGATAGTTACCTACGGTTTCTAATAAGTCCTGATACTCTTGTGTTGCCGTTTGTCCTGCGTTAGCTAACTCATACAACCTATCCTCTGCCTCACCCATACGAGTGGTAAGTGGTTGTAAGTCTCCGTATACTTCCTCAAAACTTTTGTTAACATCGTTAGTAGCTTTGGAGAGGTTCTCCATTGCATTAACTGCCTGTTTAGTGTCTACGTCTATTTTTATTGTTTTAACCTCTGCCATTTCTCTTATAGATTATTTCACGTTTTCCTTGTTTCCACATTTTTTTCATAGACGTGGTGAGTTCGTGTTTACCTTTGGCTATATCAATTAACTCAGACTCTCCGTAGAAGTCATCAAGTTGTAACATTGCGATTATCTGTTTTATCATTGGATGATGTAAAAAGTTTCCGTTGTTGTGCTTCCGTCTAAATATAAGTATGTAACCGTGATTGTGTATACCGTACCTGCTGCGCCACTTGGCAAAGTGATAGTCAATACACCGCTTGAAGTCATCGGATTTGGACTGAATGATACACCAGCCGTTGCGCAAGTAAAGGCAGCTTCTACTGCGTTGTTTGGTAGGTTAATGATGTATTTTATCGTACCGCCTCCCGTTGATACCTTAGGAGCAGGGTTTGTAGAGTTTACAATTGGTCTAAAATCCAAGATGAGTTGTAAGTCTGCGTCTCCTGTCGTTAGGTTCGTTTTCATTTCGTTGATGATGTACCTTCTATCTCTAATTACAAGTCTATCGTTTAACTGCAATCCTGTTAGTAGGCTCACAGGTAGTCTTGCCTTTACGTTAACCAAACGCTGCTTTAAATTATAAAGATTGTATAAGTAGCTGAAGTAGTAATTAGCGAAAAGTGTATTTTGTATAGGTGTTGATAATAGTGAGCTTGTCTCAGGTGCAAAGTTTAAAGTAAAGTCCGTGGCGTTGTAAATCAAGTCCTGCCCAAATGGCGTGTAGCTTGTAACCGTTGAATGACCTCCGCCATCGTTATGGTATTTAAAATTGCACGTTTTGTTCGTGTATTGATAGAGCAGAACTGGCTTAGGTATGTATGGCGCAAACTCTGCATTGAGTGAATAACCTACCTGTAAATCAGTGCCTGTGAATTTCTGCTGCAATAAATTCTCGAAAGGAACTTCAACCGTAAATTCACCACCGTCATAATTATACTGATATGTCGTATCTCCGTAGCTTCTGCTGAAGGTCTGAGAAAAGTTTTTATTGAGAAAGCACTCGGAATCTTGGTACTTAAAACTAATCTTTTTGTAGAGCGGCATTCTTGCGTGTTCAATCGTGTTTACGTCAACGTATTTGCTAACGTCTATAACTGCACCTTTGCTATACCAGTCATCTAATGGCTCTACCCAATACTCACCGTCCGTTATTGAGTAGGTAGTCATATTAAACGTCTTTAGGATTCCTGAAAAGAAATCTGCTATCTTCATTACAGGTGCGTTTGCTGCAAGGTCAATTGATAAGCTAACAGTAAGTACAGTATAAACTACCGTCAAGTAGTCCGTGTTTACCGAACCTGCAGTAATGTAATCTACTTCATATTTTAACTCCGAGTCAATTACGTTAGCACCCTCAGTGCGGATATTAAAAGTATAAGTAACATCCAAGCCCGTAACTTGAGTTATTGTATCTAAGGTGTAAACTCCCGTGCCGAAACCTGTGATTGTATTGTACAAGTTTCCGTTTTGATATATGTCAATGCTATAATTTGCCGAAGTCGTAGTTGCGGTTACCTCGTAAATTAAACGGTGCGTAATTACACCTGCGAGTTCTTGTATTTGTACTGAGTTTGTAGCTGATGTATAAGTGTTTGTTAAATCGTAGTTTGTAAAGGTTGGAGTAATTGTATTAGCAGTAAGGTTGTACGCAGTTGAATACTGCACCAAAACTTCTTTGCCTTTGTACCATAAAAACAACTTTGTAAATCGCTCATCTTGCAAGAAGGCGCCATTAAAAGTTATTCCGTACTTCGCTTCAATAAGCTCAAATATCTTGCTTACTCTAAATGCAGGGAATAATTCGTTTTTATATATTGCACCCGATGTGGTGTGAATATCGTTTTGCGTTAGCGTATTTACTAACCAGTTCGGTAGTGGTGCGTTTGGTGGTATGGATTGATACTCCCAAATGCGATTAGACGTGATTAGCGGGTACTTTACATCGTAAGTGTTAGTAGTGTTCGTGATGCGTGTTAAAACCTCCGCAGATGTAAAAGAATGCGCATAATCAGAATAATCTAAATCAGCAAGTAAATCCTCACCAAAGGTATCTTTAAGAGTTACGCCTTCTCCGTAGAAAGTTAGTTTGTAAGAACTCGGCTTACCGTTGGTTAACGTTGCTCCGTCTAATTGTACTTTTCCCTTACGAAAGGTAGTTAGGTTAATTTCTATATATCCGTCTTTTCGTAGGTTGTTATCCGTTGTAAAATCAATGTCACTATTATACCAATGCTCAAAGAATGCGTTGTTGACATCAGATGCAGGTACGGTAAAACCTTGCGAAAAATCCGTAAACGTTTTAGAAATGTCCTGAACGTTTTGAATAGAGCTTGTAACTTGAATCTGC